GCAGGTGACGGTCTTGATGGTTTTACTCAAGACACAGTCAGTACAGCGTACCTCGGGATGGTTCAGCCCGGCTCTGGCCCAACGATGAATGGCCATCAGCCAGGCACATGGAGGAACAGCTCTACAGAAGAAAACTACGGTCCTACTGTAGAGGTGATACCTCTTGCTTTCAAGACAGCTTGGATTGAACGCAGCAAGGAACCGCCGTATGAGACTGTTGGACGCTATGAGCCCAACTCAATACCCGTGAAGGTAGAGATGCCGAAGCCCGGTACTCGTGGATTCCCGAAGATGACGAACCCCGAAACAGGCAACAAGGTTGAAGAGCTCTTCATCTATGCCTGCATGAAAGCAGACGCACCTGAAAGCGGTGTCATGTACTTCAGCCCGACTGTAGGTAGCATGAAAACCTGTAAGCAGTGGAATGCTCAGCTCAGGTCTCAGAGGCTCCCTTCAGGTCGCATCGCTCCACTGTACGCTTTCTCTTGGCACCTCACTCTCGATCTTGTACAGAACCCTGCGAAGCCTGCAGAGCAGATTGCGAAGTTTGTCAGCGTCTCAAGAGGAGAGCTTCTTGATAAAGAACTCTTCCTTGAATCAGTCAAGCCTCAGCTTCTGTCAGCTCAGAACGTAGCACTGCTCGCTGCTCCTGAAACATCAGGAGACGCTGAGTAGTCTCGTGAGCCAGCAGCTTTTTGAGCTGCTGGCTTTTATTTTCTATTAAGGAGGATGCATATGGCAGACATAAATAACTGGGTAGTAACAGGCCGTCTGACAAGAGATGCTGAGTGTAGAGTGTTGCCCTCAGGCACAGAGCTTGTAACGTTTGACATCGCAAACAATACAGGCTTCGGGCAGTACGCTAAGACTCTATTCATCACAGTCAATCATTGGGGCAAATCAGCGAAGAACATGCTTCCCTATTTAACAAAAGGGAAGGGCATAGCTGTCAGCGGTGGTGAAGTTGAGCTCCAGCAGTGGACATCAAAGCAGGATGGATCTACGCAGAAAAAGATCGTTGTAAACACGTCAAAAGTAGATTTCTTGCCAGGTGGCTCAAGCAATCAGCAGAGTACTTCTGAGTCACAGTCGCAGCCGCAGCAAGACGCAACGCCTTACGATCCAGATTCTGAGGTTCCAACGTTTTGATAGCTATAGATATTGAGGTAGCAGAGCATAGCGACTTTAAGTCGCTAGGCCCTGGCTATCATCGTAAGGACGCTGCTATACTCTGCGTAGGTCTTTATGATGGTAAGAACTATGTCTGTTGCTTTACAGATGACCCTCGATTACCTGAGTGGTTGGCTTCAGACGAAGACAAAGTGTTCCATAACTCTGTGTATGACGTGTCATGGCTTATACACGGTTATGACTGGAAAGTCGGCGGTATTTTGCATGACACAATGACAAGAGCGTGCTTGATAGACGAATACGCTGACTTAGACTTAGACTCTTGTTGTAAGAGATTCAATGTAAAAGGTAAGAACACAGCAGACACTCTTGATGCTTGGTTTGAGAAGTATAGGCTTGTGTACGGCTTAAGAGGCGACGTCTGGGATAACATAGACATCGTATGGATGGAGCCTGAAGGTAGAGAAGCTGTAATCAAGTATAATGAGCAAGACTGTAGAGCCACGTATGATTTATTCATGGCTCAGGAAAAGTTTATGAAGGTTCATGAAGAAGCTTATAAGCTTGAGTGTGACTTACAGCCTGTTATAAGCCTGCTCAATGGTAATGGCTTTCCTGTCGATGAAGTTGCAAGAGACAATTTCACTTCATTTATTAAAGACAAGCAAAAAGAAACTGATGAGATACTTCTTTATCAGTACGGTATTGACTCTAGCGTAGTAAAGTCGCCTAAGAAGATGACTGTAGCTATGAACGACTTGGGTATTATATCTCCTATAGTAACAGCTACAGGTAATCAGTCTTGGAACGCAGCAGCTCTTGACGAGATAGACCATCCTGTTATAGAGCACATACAAAACAGCAAGAAGTATGCTACTCTTATAAACAACTTTCTTGAAGGTTCTCTTCAAAAGCTTGTTAATGGTAGAGCATACTCAGTATTCAGTCCGAACAAGAGAGATGAGGGCGGCACACGTACAGGACGATTCGGCTCTCGTACGATTAACCTTCAGCAGATACCTGCTCGTGAAGAGTCTGCTGAAGGCGTCAAGTCTTATGGCAAAGAGATGCGATCTCTCTTCTTGCCTGAGCCAGGATGTATGCTAGCAGCTCTAGACTACTCTTCTATAGAGATGTATGGTCTAGCTCACTTTGCTATAGGTGAACGGAGCGAAGTGATTAAAGAGCAGGCTCGACAGCATGCTGACTTCCATACGATGGCTCAAAACCTTGCAGAGCTTGAAGAACGCATATGGGCTAAGCGTTTGAACTTCACTGTCGTATACGGTGCTGGACCAAAAGGCATCTTCCTCAAGAATAAGAAAGCGTTCAAAACTCTTGAGAAGACAATTGAAGTATACAACAAGTTCCATGCTGGTATGCCCTATATACGACAGACACAGCAACATGTAGCTAATGAAGTAAGATTAAAAGGTTACATACTTTCAATCGGTGGTAGAGCTCATCATAAGCCTAAGCCATTCTTTGACCCTGAGAAAGGTCGATGGAACGACGGCTTGTACAAGATGTTAAACCATCTTATACAAGGCAGTTGTGCAGACACTCTAAAAAAAGGCTTGGTTGATGCTTACGTGTCGGGCGTTTTTAATACGTTGAAACTTCATGCTACAGTGCATGATGAAAACGTTCTATCTATACCTTACACAAAAGAAGGCATAGAAGCTACGCTTGAGTTTCAAAGATGTATGGAGAACGCGTATAGCGACAGATGGACAGTGCCTATAAGAACGAGTTGTGATGTAGGTCCTTCTTGGGGATACCAGCAAGATGACATATGGCAAGAAATGAAGTCAGGTAATTTTGACTTTGACAAATATAGGGGGTTGGTACGTGAGTGATGAGAGCAAGATGCATGAGACAGTTAAAGAGCAGCTAAAAGACCCTACTCGTAAAGGGCCTGGTCGAATCAAACGTGTAGACATGTGGACTGTTCAAAATACGTTGAGACGTATACAAAGACAGCTTGTACAAGGCTATACTTTTGATACTGAACAACTCACAGCAATGGTCAATACGATGTTTGGCTTTATTAACGGAATCGTTAAGCCTCTTGATGAAGACAGTGATAAGGCGTCTGAAGAAGACATAGAGGAGATAGTTAGATGAAAGCAAAGTATCATTTAGGCATGTCTTTAGGCTTTAACTCTAGTGCAGCTCTTGTAGACAATAAAGGTCGTCTAGTAAGAGCTGTTTCAGAAGAAAGACTCACTCGAGAAAAGAATACAAAAAGAATACCTGTACACGCAATACTTTTAGTCGTACGAGGTAACAGCGGCGTGTCTAACGTGTTAAACTACTCTCATTACGACATTCTTGATAAAGAGTATTTTGCCAAATACGAGCCAGAATGGCTATATGACGACAATATGTCAGCAGAGCAAAACCTATTAGACTTTGTAAATACGCACTGTCATACGTCCTTTATTCAAGCTCGTCGAGTAGACCATCATACAGCTCATGCGTATTCTATATTTCCTTATTATAAAGTTCCCAGGAACTCTTATATTATAGTCTCAGATGGCTATGGAGATGGTCTGAGCTACTCAGAAAGACATGTTAAGGATATTAAAAAACCTATATCTTCGGTCTCTCTGAAGGACTCTGTAGCTCTTGTGTACCAGTTTATTACAGGCTCTTTAGGATTAAAGATGCATCAGCATGAAGGCAAGGTAACAGGTTTAGCTGCACGAGGTGACTACACTATCGCTTTGAAGCTCATGAAAAAACTATACCTTAACTTTTCTGCGTCTGAGCATTTTTGGTCTTACAAGGGTCATTCGTTCTTCGACCTACAAAGAGACATCTTTGAGTTTTGCAAAGACTGGCTTAATAAAGAGCCTTCAAAAGTTGTCATCGACGCAGACGACTCGAGAATAACAAGTCTATGCTTAATGGCTCAACTCTTCGTTGAGAAAGAAATGCTACGCCGACTGTCTACAATAAATGACGCTCACAAGCATCATTTATTTTTAGCTGGTGGTCTTTTTGCAAACGTAAGGTTGAATAGCTTGATAGCTAAGAGAACATCTTTCAAGACAGTCAATGTAGCACCTTGCATGGGAGACGAAGGTACAGCTATCGGAGCTGCTCTGAGTCTATTTGAGCCAAAGAAAATACCTGCCGGTCACTTTGGAAATGTATATAGTGGCTTAAGCATGAAGGACCCATGCTCTTTAGCAATCAATTTCGTAGTAGATGAAGAGTGTCAACATACAACGTTTTTTTATGAAAAAGACTTAATCAATGAAATGGCAAAGATACTCGCAGATGGTGGTATTGTGCATTTTCGTAGCGGCTTATCTGAGTTTGGTCCACGAGCTCTTTGTCACTCATCTACGTTTTATCAACCTTCTGATCCAGAAGGAACAAAGCTCTTGAACAAAACTCTTGGTCGTTCAGAGTATATGCCTTACGCTCCAATAGTTCTTGATAAAGACGTTGATAAGCTGTTTTATAGAGATAAAAAGCTTGATAAGACAAACCAGTACATGACGGCAGTATTGAAGTGTAAAGTAGACACTGAGCAATACGCCGGAGCAATACATTGTGATGGTACCGCTCGACCTCAAGTACTATACAACCATTCATCTTTTGCATATCGATTGCTTAAGAAGTATAAGCAACTAACGGGTTTAGCTATGCTAATAAACACGTCGTGGAATATACATGGTAATCCTACAGTTGCTTCCTCTACAGACTCTTTGATGACTTGGCGAGAATCAGGTTTCTGTGGAGATGCTCTTGTTCATGATAAAACAATATATCGACAAAGGAGACCTGTATGGGAAAGATAAGCTCAGTTAAAGAACACGAGACACATAATAAAGAAGCTTTAGAAGCTAAGAAGAATAAAACGAGATGGTCTCTTGTACCTTGGGATATGTTCAAAGAAGTCGGTGACGTATTCACAGAAGGAGCTAAGAAGTACGAAGATGAAAGTTGGAAGTACTGCTCTATCGATGATTACAGAGATGCTATGAGTCGTCATTTCATATCTTTTATGAGTGGTGAAATGCTTGATTCTGAATCAGGCCATAGTCATCTGCATCATATTATCTCTAACTGTTTAATCTTGTTATGGCTCATTAAGGAGAAGCAAAGTGGACAAAAAGAAAAGAGATGAGTTAGACGCATACTATACGCCTAAAGGCATCGCTGTAGAAATGGCTTTACGTCTAAACCCAAAAGTAGGTAGTAGAATACTTGATCCAATGTGCGGTGATGGTATGCTACTCAAAACTCTACGTGAAGTATATCCAAATCGTGAGCTCAAGTTCGTAGGCTTTGATGTAGATCGTGAAGCTTTGTGTAAGTGCCTTGAGTGGAAGACAAGAGAAGATCTTTTTGAAGAAAAATCGATTTTCTCTTGGCAAGATGGAGAAACGTTCAACTGTGACTTGATAATCATGAACCCTTGTTTTCATCTTCCTGAACGAATGCAAGCTATGCGATGTGCTTTAAGACATTTTAATAAAGGCATCATGTATATACCATTTACTGTAGATAATCCAATGGTAGATGTGTATTCATCATTCAAAAAATTTGAGCTGCATGAGTATCCTCAAGAGTATTTGAAAGCTCTGTTTGAGTGTGACATCAAGTATAGACAAGGAACTGTCTACTGGGAGAAAGCTATATGATAGACATAAACTATGTTCTTCTTGAAGAAGATGGCTGTAAAGGTATAGCTCCAATAAGGATGACTGATGATGCGTCATGCTATGACTTGTCGTTACCAAAAGACGTATGGCTACCTCCACATAGAATAGCTACGATACCTTTACTCATTGCTTTTGATGTGCTGACTCCTGGCTATGACATCGAGCTATTTCCAAGGTCATCTTTACAGACTAAGTATGGTGTGTTATCTTCTACTTCAATTATTGACTCAGACTATAAAAGAGGCATACATGCGATATTATTCAATACGGGATGTGAAGTATTGAAGCTTTTACGAGGGATGAGAATAGTGCAGTTCAAAGTAGTTCTCAAGCACGACATCTCTTTAGTAGAAGTAGAGCATATTAAAGACACAGGCCGAGGAGGGCTAGGTAGCACAGATGACAAACGATGAAATATATAGACTTCTTGTTGAGCGGGTACGCGCGCAGCCTCTACTTAAGAACGGTACAAGAGAGCTTTTGTGTCCTCAGGTCATAAAGTTTGACCCTCTTGAACAACTCTCAAGAGCTAAGCAGTCTTATGTAGATGCTGAACTAGCTTGGTATCTGTCTATGGAAAGGAATATAAAAGCACAACCAGTTATCGCGAGGAATCCAATATGGCAGAACTGTGCAGCGCCTGATGGTAGTGTTAACAGCAACTATGGCTGGTGTGTATTTTCTGAAGAAAATAATAATCAG